CGAAGTATCTAAATCTGGCAAATGATCTTCAACTATTTTTTTATAGCTTATGGACCCTTTACGGTTAACCGGGTAAACATTTAACGGGCCAAACTTACGCTTGACGCCATTTGCCTTTTTAATCAGTTCATCTTTTTTGGCGTCTAACGCTTCTTTTGCAGATTCAAACGCAGCTTTAAGCTCGATATATTCCTGCGCCAGTTGGTCATCATCACCCATGCTTTCGCGTCGTTGTTCCACTTCAATAATGAACGATGCAAGCTTTGGCAGGTTTTCGTTGAGCCATTGGTTATCCAAATTCACCACTGCCAAACTAGATCTAAACCTATTCCATTGGTAGAAATAACATTTATCCCGCCCTGTGCAATACATCTCAATCTGACATTGCGCGTAATAGTGCGGCATTTCTTCAATTGTTTTAAATTCTGGCTCTTCATCGTCTTTCAGACCGAACGGGCATTTAATTTCAATGACCGCGTTTTCTGAATCAATGTAACCATCCGGCGTGCAACCGATAAAGTCATCATGCTCAGCAATTACAAATTCGTCATTGCTTAAACGGGCGTCCGGGTACATTAAGTGAAGATCAGCGAAGGCGTGCTCTTCGTGGAACTTGCCGTAGTCAGTGGCGGCATTGCCTTCAAACGTGGAACCGTAAAGCCAATCTTGTATTACTCTTTCGCGGGTGCGCCAGGGACAGAGGCCAAGAATAGCCCCTGCTTGTGATCCTGTAACGCGCCCTTTACGTTGGGCAGATAAAGTCATTAGAATGGTATCTCGTCTTTTGTGATAGTGGATTCTTCAAAGCTATGCAGCGGCGCTACTTTTTGTACCCAGTTGCCGGAGTTGGCTCCATCGTCTGACTTCCAAACCGCCACTTTGATAACCATTGGCTTATTCATCAAGCATACTTGCAAGGCGTTATCGTCTGGCTCAGCACCTGATTTCATTAGTCGTCCGCCCGCATTAGCATCAATCGCCATTAACATTTTGATAGCCTTGTCGCGCTTTTTCGAATCCAAGTCACGCACGCGGATTTTTTGAAAGACTTTCCTGTTTTCGTGTTCGCCTTCCAGTACTGACCACGTTAACTTGATAAATTCCTCGCCTTCGTATTCATCCCATGCCGCATCATCGATGCAGGCCTTCAATTGAGTGTTAGCCGGTATGGGTTCGCCGCCGCCAATTTCAAAAGTGCCAGCGTCTTGTGGGTTTACTGTTGAGTTATCGCTTAAATTCCAAAATGACATTATTTTTTACCTCGGTTGAAATATTTATTAAGTGGGTTTTTGTTAATCTCGACCGGCAGATCGTCAGTGATACCATAACGGTTTTTAGATACACATGCGGCCTGAGCATACGTTACCAAAACACGCCCGCCTGTTGATATGGCCTTTTTGCGTTCGCCATCGCCTTTTGTGAACGTTTCCAGTTTAAGGAAGCCTACGACATCGGAGTCATCAACATAAGGCGCTACGCTCTTTTTGCCAAGTCGCAGACTGTAACGGCTGTAAGGATCGCTATCTGGTAGCTCTATCGTTTCAGTGTCAGCGTGCGCTACGAATACAACTGCAATCCCTTTGTCATTGAGGGCACCGCAAGCCTTGCGCACTCGTTGATGCAGTGTAGCCACTGCTGACAATCCAGCGCCATAACCACCCATAGCTTGGTTAATGCTCTTGGGCTGTTTGGGATCGCTGTCTATAACGTGCTGAATAAACAAACGCTCTAGCGCTGTTACGCTATCAATAATCACGGTTTTGTAGTCGTGCTTTTCTTGGATTAGTGTAGCTAGTTGATCCCACAAATTATCAACGGTTCGCACCACTGGAAACGCATCCGGGCGCATATCCATCGGAATAGCCTGTAGGCCATCTTCTGCACGAATTACGATAGGTTTAGGGAATGTTGCGGCCAGGGTAGTTTTACCCGTTCCGCTATCACCGCATATTGTGACAATGGGCGCCCGGTCAGCGGGCTTTGATATGGCAGTTAATAATGACATTTTGTCTTTTCTCCTTTGCTTTCATCTTCTCTGCGGTTTGAAATATAGCGAAGGCGTGTTAGTATTGTCAACAATAAAGTTTAAAAAAATAAACAGGAGAGCAAAAGAATGTTAACGCTAACAGAAATCAGGCAAAAATTATCTGACAGGAATTTAAAGGTAATAGCCGAGCGCACAGGCATTAATTATCAGACGTTATGGCGCATAATGAAAAAGCCAGGGCATAGCCCCAGCCTTTCCACTGTTGAGCGGTTAAGTGACTATCTTATGACTTAGCCAGATACCAAACGTCATGCGGCTTGCCGCGCTTTGGTTTTATATGCTCGCTGTAAACCAACTTTTTCCCGGCTAAGTGCTGCAAACCTTTATCTACATCTTCCTTGGCATACTTGCGAAGGTTGTTTCTAATTGTGCCGGTTTTGAGTCCAACTTCGTGATCCAGGAGCGCTATAATTTTACGAAGCAGCTTTTCGCCTTCTTCGTTTTTGTGTGTTTCAGCGTTGCTTAGCGCTAGATTAATCTTGCCATCCTGATCACGCTTCACATACGCATAAGCCCATAGCACATGCTCGCGGGTTCGCAATCCTTCGGGAATCGCCAGGATAAGCGATATTTTCAGAATCATTTCATAACCGCGCCGGATCAGCGATTCTAGTCCGTGGACCTTATGAAACTCTGCCAGATCATGCAATTCATCGGATATGTGCATCAGCGCTTCTTTTGCGGTATCAGTGCTAGGTATCACTACATGATCGCAACCGCGCCGACTTCCATCCGCAATATTTTTTAACGTCATTTGCATGGGTAGCGTCATATCTTGCGGGCTATAGTCTTTTTTGATTCTGGGGTTGGTTTCTTTCTCTTGAACGATGATCGACCGGCCTATAAAGCCATTTGAAACCATATCGCTATTTACTATGCTGTTGAACGTTTGCGGCGTCGTGAAACCCATAAGCGATAAAAACGGGCGCTTAATGCCTTCATCTAGTTCCGCAACTAATTGCTGCAGCTCGTCATAGCGTTCTTCATTAATTTTTTCGTTTTCGTCTTTCAGTTTTTCAAGTGCTGCCAATTCTGTTTGGGCTTCTTTTTTGGCTTGCTTCTTTACATCGCCGCTTGGTTTTAGCGTGCCATTGGTTTTTGTGAACGCACTCAACATGGTTCCAATAATACCCTCAAGGTATGGCGTCCCTTTGGCGTTGCTGATCTTATTCAGGAAGAGCCCGATTTCATCAATTAAATATATGGCCGTTGGGTTGCTTATAAAGTTGCGTATCATTTCTTGTTCAGACTTGATAGACCCATACACTGACACGCCCATACCGGCATTCACTAAGATGGCGTTAACCGCTTCTTCTATCGCCTCTTTGCCTGTTGAGCTGCCAGCGCTACAAAACAGCATCAAGTTAGGGCGTGCGCCTTTGCGCTCTTGGTCCGTGTATTTCAGCCCGCCTATAGCGCCCACTGCCAGCAACGCACCTGCAACCGCCACATGCTCACGCGGGAATAGGCATTGGTTGTTAATCCACGCGGTAAGCTGCCCGACGAACCCCGGCGGGCGAAGCAAATCAATATCTTTAATGTCAATATCTTGCGATTCATTGACGTGTATATCCGCCTCAAACGTCACAGGCAGGCTATAGCCGTTTTTTTCAGCGTAATATACTAGCGTGCCAAGCGTTGCCGGGTTCGCGCTTTTACCGAAGGAATGCCAATGGCGTTCCAATTTGTCGCTGCCAGGAAACTTGGAACCGTTCGCGCTCCAATCGCACCATTGGTCAAATCCAGCCCCGCCGGTAGCGTGATGGATAGACATGCCAATCTTGATCCATTGATCATAGTCGCAGTCTGGATCTAATCGCTCGAGCATTTCAGCAATATCTGAATCTGACACGTCAACCGGGGAACCGTTAACCGTGGCGCGGTGGCTTTCGGCCTTTTTGAGTAGGTCAATCAAAGCCTGTGGGGGTGATGCAACGTCTACCGGATGACCTTTCTCTATTTCGTAGGTGTTACCGCTTTCATGGTGCGAATCCGCCCCTACAACAAATCCAGAGCTTTTAAAGTCGATGCCAGGGTAATCATTCAGCTTTGACACTAACGCATCACCATTGGGGCGCGTGTAGTAGATGTGCCAGCCGCCCCCGCCGGTATGGACCACGAAACCCGATTTAGCTTTGAAATCTAGCCCGGTATCGTTGCATAACTTTTCGTAGCTTTCAGCACCCCCGTTGCGTGGATCAATGTCAATCACTAGCCATTTATCGAGCAGTACACCGAATCCGGTGTCAAAGTCGCCCTTCATGACCATGCAATCTAGCTGCTCTTGTGACCAGTCTGGAGTCAACTGCCAGCGGCGAACTTTAGGGTGTTTGAATAGCGCATTACAATCTGGATTTTCACATGTGCAAATGCCATTGCGTACTGTGTGCAGGCCGAAAATTTTGAAGCCCGCTTCAAGGTAATCTTGGTAAGTGTCGATCATTTTTTGTCCTTCACTGTTAAGGCACTGGTTAATTTTTAGAGGTGCGCCAGTGTAGCCAGTGTGTCTACATTTTCGGGCCGCGAACCCTAGACGCGTTCGAAATTAAAGCTTTCATCTATTAAAAAGTAAAGTAGCATTTTCAAAATAGTTGGTTTTTTAGTGATAACTAATTGATTTTAAACGGAAAAATAAAAAAAAGATTAAATGGTAAAATAGCACTCTATAGAGACTTAAATAGATGCTTTAAGACCCTTTATATATAGGAAAATAGAGGTATAGACTATAGATAACATTCATTATTATTATATATATTATATATATCTATTTTATCTATTTTATATTTAGTATGTTAAAAGCCTTTAAAATCAAAGACTTACGAGAAAAAGCTCAAGTAACTTCTTAAATCTATCAAAACTTTTTAAAGATTTTTCATTAAAACCCTTTGCACATAAAGAAAAATCATTATAATTCTAATCATACCAACAACGAAGCAACAACGAGGAAACGATAATGAACGCAATTACAACAATCAAAAACACTGGTTTAGCTTTAGCAATATTCA